AAAAAAAAAAAAAATATAATATAAAATATAAAATTTAATAGGGGGCGTTTTTTTTTTAATTTCCAGTAGCCCCAAATCCGCCAGTTCCGCGCTCTGTTTCGTTAAGATTCTTTGTTTCCTTAAACTCTACCGCCAGATAAGGAACAATCATGAGTTGCGCGATTCTATCTCCAGGGCAGATATATCGAAGATGGTCAGTGTCGTTGTGAATGGCGACGATGATGCTTCCACGATAATCTTCGTCAATAAGGCCGGGAGTATTTGCGGGTCGCAAACCCTGTTTAGTAGCAAGGCCAGACCGCGGAAGGACTAACCCAGCGGTATTCTCTGGAAGAGCGACCGCAATCCCAGTGTCAATCTTTACTGTCTTATGCGGCTCGATGGCAATGTCGCCACTCCCGCAAGCAAACAAGTCATACCCCGCCGCATAGTTACTTCCTCTTTTGGGCATCTTAGCATCTTCATGAAGTCTAACAAAAGGCACAGTTGTCATTTAGTTACTCCTCTTCGTACTTGATAACGTTGATTGCGCTGATAGGTTCTTTTTCTGAATCAATATTCTTATACAGAGTCACTCGATACCATTCATCAATTACTTCACCCTTTTGTTTCGCGGTCTTCGCTTCATTAGAGTATTTTGTAATTTCGTAGCTACTCGTATTTGCGCGCTGTGCTTCAATGAAGGCTCGCGCCTCATCTTCGCTGTCACATCGATATCTTTCAACCGTACCAAATAAATGTACACTCATCCTTGCCACTCCTTTATCTCAAAAAAGATTCTATTTTTTCGATACTTTTGTAACTCTTGTTTCTGAATTTCTTTAATGACTTCCTCAAGATAAACTGGCTTTCCTTCACAAAAGAAAGTCACTCTATCTAAATCTCCTTGTTCCAAAATGAAGTTAGTCATATTAGAAAGTTCAAAAGTTTTTTCTTCGGGTTCTTTTTGATTACTTGAAGAGAAATAAGCCTTTTGTTGAACAACAAATGGATTAATTTTCAAAATTAGTCTTTTCAATAATGAGAACTCCTTTCTTTAATTAACATTCAATCACTGCGGAACTGTAATTGAATAAATAATAACAGAAATCTTCTCCGTCTATCCTCAACCAGATTTCATAAGCGTCTTTTGCGGCGGTCGGCTCGATTGAGATAATGTAGCCCCGCTCTTTAAGGCAGACAATAAGTTCATCTGTTGCAACTTTAGGAGAATCTGGATGAGTAAGTCGAAAAACGGTATAATCTCTGCGGTCATTGCACAAAAGCATTGAATATACAGTACCATGCTTCTTAAACCAACTTAGGATTTCTTTTCTTTTGTTACCCAAGTCTCCTTCTGTCATAATACACTCTTTTGAAGAAAGCTGTTTATTCATATCGTAAAGAGTTGCGTTCAAGTCTACTTCTCTCATATTCTTACCTCTTATAATATAATTATATCAAAAATTTTTATTTTTTTCAAGGATTCTCTGATTTGCACTGCCAACTAAGGGGCGGCTCACGTCTCGTAAGGACTCGTCATATAGACCATCTATTAGGTAGTCTATCTTATCCAAGATTAGCGCCAAAGGTGCGGCAATACGAGCATTCTTTTTTAATTGTTCTATTGTATATCCTGTCCAAACAAAAATTTTGATATTTGGATAAACAGTGCGGACAGAGGCTATTAGCTGGCTTACGAATTCAATATTTTCTTCGCATAAAGGTTCGCCGCCAAGCACAGAAAAGTTCCTTTCTATGCCATTCGCGCCAATAGCTTGAATCACTTCATTTTTAATGTTCATTGGAAGAGGGGCGCCGCCCTCAAAATCCCAAGTCTGCTGATTATGGCATCCGTGACACTTATGAGGGCATCCCTGTGTCCAAAAACTGACACTCACTCCTCTGCCGTTTACAAAATCATTTTTTATAAGACCGGCATAGTTCAAAGTATTATTCCTTTTCTGAATTTAATTGTCCCGACTTCTTAGTATGCTTATATCGCATTTCCGTCTCTTGAACCTTACCCTTGTTAAAGGATGTTAAGTACGAGCCAGTAAGATATCCTGTGACCCGTCTCAATCTCTGGATATGGCTGCCGCCGCAAACAGGACAGATATCATTGAGTTCGTCAGTGTAGCCGCAATCAAGGCAAGTGTCATTTGGAAGGTTGAGAGCGAAGTAAGGAATATCCTTATCCATTGCATAGTTAACGATAGTTTCAAGTGCTTCTAAGTTATGTTGCGCGCTTGTGTCAATCTCAACATAAGTGATGCATCCCGCGTTGGAGTATCCTGTTAATTGAGACTCAATGTCAATCTTTTCAAAAGGAGAAATCTCTTTCCAAACAGGAACATGGATTGAGTTAGTGAAGAATTCATTTTCACTGACATTTTTAATCTTTCCATATTGCTTTTGGAATTTCTTCATTGCTGTATAACATAAATTTTCGGCCATTTACACCCTCGGTTTCCCGATATTTTTTATAAAGGGGATTAGACTATATTTTCATCTTATTATTCTGTTACCAAATAATAAGAGCCTTATCTTTCCGTGTTTTAAAAAGCACGTACTCTACTCGTTTATTTACTATAGATTTTCTCTATAGGTATACTTTCGATAGTCGTTAGAGAACAAAACCTTGTTTTTCAAATTCGGACAAATATCTAAACCAGAATCTGCATCTGGGAACAGTTCTTACTTTGTGCTTGCATTGATATAGTATCGCAGTCTTTGTTAAGCCAAATTTTCTTGAAGCTTCTCCGACAGAGCCAAACTTTTCAATCAAAGACCCATTTAAATCAAATTGGCAAACAGGGATTGATTGGCTATCTTCCCAACCTTTATCATTTTTAAGGGCGCCCTCCCTCGAAGCCTGTAAAGTATTTTCTGACACTGTTCCCCATTTTAAATTATTTAAAGCCATATTCCTTTTATTACTATCTATATGTAATACAATTGGATAATTAAAAGGATTTGGAATAAACATCTGCGCTAAAAGCCTATGCACTCTTTTCGTTTTTATCCCTTCTGGATAGGTAATATTACAATACCAGTAGCCATGATTTAAGAAATTCTTTTTGGGATAAAACTTATTTTCTCCATAATCTTTATAAATTTTACCTGTCTTTGTTATATAATCCGTCTGACTTCCCGGTATTAAGAACAACTCTTCTTTTATTTCTTGCTTATTAATTAATTGCCCTATTAGTTTTCTAGCTGCCATAAAAATTTATCGCCTCCTTTCCATTTTATTTTAGGTTTAGTATCTATTTTATTGTCCGATTTTAATAGTATGTTTTATCCTACGGGATTACCTTGCCAATTAGGTTTAGGCTTTCTTACCATCTTTTTACGATTGCCCGTTTAATAAGGTTTTTTTACACAATCACTTGTGCAACTCCCAATCCGAAAAATTTTAGGAGTATAATACACACCGAAGTTATAGTGGAACTTTCCGTACTTTTCATCGAAATGTTCTTCCTTCTTGAAGGCCGCGCATTTCTCATTGAAGAGTGCTTCAATCTTCTTAGCAAGTTCCATTCCTTCTGGAGTTGTATGGTCTTTACCAATAAGAATCTGCAAAGTCTCTGCCAAGCCAATTTGACCAACAGCAAGAGTACCATGCTTCATAGCAGAGAAAATGCTCTTTCCATCATATCCAAGCATAGTATCATTTTCATACATAAACTTTGCACTGTCTGGAGATTGTTCCACGATATGCCAGAATCTGTCAATTAACATATCTTTTGAGATGTTAATGTTCTCATCCAAAAGCTTCATGAACACTTCAACAGGATTCTCTCCTTTTGGATTCTGAACTGCTTTCATTGCTAAAGTCGGAAGGATAATAGTAACTGGCGCGATGTTACCTCTTCCATCTTTTGTTTGCGGATTTACACCTTCATCCGCGTTTGCGTCTGCGCCGTTATATGTGCGGCATCCCCATGCCACAGATAGACTATGTCATCATCCAATATTGTTTTAACCTTTATTGGATGCTCGCCGTTTCGGGAAATAAAATTCCCTACTCTACTCATTTATTCTTATTGATTTTTCTTCAATAATATACTTTCGATAGTCGTTGAGCTTTTATTATTAGGTTTCCACTTAATAAACTTAGCACACGAGTTGGCGCTTTTTGCGCTTTTCTCCGTTTAGGCGAGTTTTTCATATAATATTACTACTATAAGCCACAGGATGTCTTTAGTCTATGGTACTTACATATGTCTTCGGGTCGTTAATATCATAACCCTTGTTTACACTCCAGTCTACATTCGCATAGTTAGGATACAATCTCTGCGAAGTAGAACGAAGAGCCAGTTGGAATAAATCATAATTCGGGTCGCCAGGCTTACGATTGACGCCCTTCATGCACTGGAAGATTGTGCATGGGAAAATATAGGTTTTATGAAGCTTGCCGCCGCCCTTGATGGATTCTTGAAGGATGGCTTTTGTTACCATGCGGCCTTCTGGAAGAGTACAAGTTCCGAAGTTGATTGAAGTGAACGGCAACTGCCAAGTTCTTATCTGTAAGCTTTTTATCTTACACTCTGGAGATTTCTCTCATTTTCATTTGACGGTCTTTTCCGTCCCAGTGTAGCGTACATCTTCACCCACAGCATCACCTGTTTGGGGCTGAACACTCTTGGTGGGATTATATTTATTCACCCACTACGCGTTACGGTGATTCTTAGCCTTTCGCAATCTAAGAATTTACCTCGGTATTGCCATGAATTATTTTCAAGAAATTATTATGTTTTCTTTTTAAGTAACAATCTTCTTTGTTTTGATAAATATAATTACCAATTTTTTTAATATCCGTTTGAGAAGCCCAGGTTATTTGCCATAAATTTTTAGAAGTGTGTAGAACCCTTACTCTATAAACTTTTAATTCTTTTACTAAAAAATTTCTTAATTGAGTAACGGTTTTTTCATTTTCACAAAAACCGATTTGATGAGAATCATAAGAAATCCAACCATCTCCATCTATCATTCCTCTAATTAAATGAGGCATCATTTCTTCTGCTAACAAAGGCATTTCAGAAATAAAGGTTTTTTGAGGTACAATATTGTATCTAGTAAGATTTTCTTTCCACTTTTTACTTCTTAACTGAAAGGTTCTTTCACTGTGTCTTTCATCTTCTCTAACTATAATTTTGTTTTTATTACCTGTTTTCTGTTTAAAGATATGTAAAATTTCTTCGTCTTTTGAAGAAAGCGATAGTCTTATAATATTTTCATTTTCAGATACATTCCCATCTGTTAATAAGAAGCCTAAGAAATAAGCCTTATCTAAAGAATCAATTTTTTCAAAATAATTTTCATTTAAGCTGGTATTTTTATACTTGTTATCTCTTGCAATATTATTTTTTCTAAAACATTACTGATAGTATGAAAACTTACGTTGAAAAAATCTGCAATTTTTTGACAGCTTTCGCCATTTTTATACCTTGCTATGATTTCTTTATCTGGCAACTTATATATCCCGCCTTTGGTTCTTTTTGGAATCTTATATCTATCTAATATTCTCATCACTGTTGGAGCTGTTACACAATACGGTTTACCGGCTTTTGCCATAGACAAGCCCAATTGATACAATTTTATAATTTCTTGTTCTGTTTGTGGGGTAATTCGTTTTGCCATCTAAACGCCCTCCGCTATAATGTATTTGTTTATTATAGTATTAGCAATAATACCAATACGATTCCGCCCACGCTTTTTAAATAATTTTTAGGGTTTACCGATTTTGCTCAGTTTTTACTAAAAAATTTCTCTTTTAGGGAAACCAGTTTGTTAATTTCCGCTTCTACTTTGTAATGTATTTAGATTATGGAACATTCCCTCTGCGGCTTGCTGCGTCTCCTTCTCTGTCATGTCCATTGCATAACGGAACGCCGCAGGTTCTTTCTTGTAAAACTCATCTTCAATAGACAAGTTAAACAACTCTTCCTTGTTGTATTCTTTTGTATCTGCGCCAAAATACTTTAAGCCATCAAGATAATGCTTTACAAAACTCTTTCTGACATAAGGCACCATTGTCCAGTCAACGTGAGTTGCCGCAACTCCACCAAATTGCTGTAAAGACTGCAACTGGAACACAACAGCAAGAAGTTGAAAGGCGGAATTAATACTGCCCGCAGGTCTAATATCCATCTGCCGCGTATTAAATCCTTTTGCGAGAATGTCGTCGAAAGGAATCGAGAGACAATTCCCAGTCGTGATTCCATTTGGTAAAACAAAACTATGCAAATCTTCAACAATTAAACACCAGACGTCTTCAGTTTCATTTTCTTGAATATCTGTTACTGTCCAGTAGTATTTATTCGCATCTCCAATAAAGGTATAGTTTTTCGTAAATCCTCTTGTTGCATAGTTAGTTTTTTCGCCTTCTTTGTCTTGCACCTTTAAAATAAACCAACCTAAAGCGGGAACTTCTTTCTCAATAAATTCTGCAATTTGTGGATTTGTAGTGAGAATTTGTTTGGAGTGACCTGATTTTTGACCATCCGCTGCGTACAATCCTTGGAATAAAGCTATTTTTTCTTCTCTGGACATTTCTTTCAAAACTGGGAACTCTTTTTTTAAGCCAGAACTTTGTTTAAAATCTAAACAAACATCCCCATTTGATAAAGAATAGGCATTATGTTCAAAATTATGAAAATTCTTTTCGAACTCGACTTTTTTCCCGCAAAGTCTCAATCTTACAAAGCTACTGTTTTCCAGTCTTTTTCCGTTCTTATAATGATAAGCTACTGTTCCATCCCCAAGAATAAAACCTAAACACCAGAAATATTGCTCTTTTTCAGAAGCTGTATTAAAATCAAACTCTCTAATTTGGACAGGAGGCTTCCACAATTTATCTCCTACCTTAAGCTTTTCTGTTACTTTTCCGCTCTTTAAAATCCATCTGTGATTTGAGGTGAAGCGCTCCGTTGTAAAGCGCTGACCGCAAAAGGAAAAAGTAATCTTATTTAATTTTTGCGTACCAAAATTTTTAACAATAGCCTTCTTAACTTCTCCTGTATGGGTGATTACATATACCTCATCTCCATCCTTGTAGTCTTCAAAAGAGCGCACTCCGTCATAAGCCGTACAGAATTTAGTTTCCCTTGCGGCGCAGTTGTGCTGCCCGACCGCATAACTATCAAGGTCATGGATATAGATTTCATTATCCACATGCTTTTTTGCAGCGTAGCCTGGGACAAAATGCTCAAGAGCGACCTTCTTCATAAGAACCGAATCTGCTTCACCCTTGCGGCCGCCAAAACTCATCTCATCGACATTAGCGTTCTGGTTCTGGATGTTAGAAGCTTCTAACTTCTCAAAAATTTCTTGCATCCAGTCAGTGTTCTTCTCTCTGTCTTTTGTTCGCTTCTCTCGATACTTAACGTAAGCTTTCGCCACATCTTTTCTCTTGGTAGCCATCAGACCATTCTCAACTAAGTCTTGAATCTCCTCAATACTTAACTGACCCTTTTCTTCAGCGCGCTTCTTTATATACTGTGCAATGTTACCTGCTTTTGCATACGCATATTCAGAAGTATCGCCGTCGACTTCAATAAAGGCCTTTAAGATTGCTTTAACAATCTTTTCTTCATTGAAATCAACCTGTCTACCATCTCTTTTAGTTACTTTTGTCATTACTTTTCCTCCTAGTTAGTTATTTTATATTAAGGAAGGAACATTTTTCGCCCAAGATAGGCGCAAAAGTTCCTGTATATATTATGAAAAGTTGACTATTTTGGTTTAGTTTTTTTGCCCGCTCTCTTTAGAAAAATTTTCTAACTCATAGATACGTCTTTGTATATACCAAATAGCCTTATTTAAATCTTCTACTGTCTTAGTTGGGTCTTTCTTTCCCGCGCGGGAAATATACTTAACAGCGTTTCCAAGACAAAAGCCCAATCCCCAAGCCTCAATAGCCTCTATTGTTTCGATTCCGTTCTGATAATAGCTAGGATTAATAGCATCCATTTTTACTCCTCGTCCTTTCTTTCATGGGTAAGTACCAGTTCGCCATTTGGCTCTACACTGATAATTTTGTAAAGCTGATGGCCGCCAGTGCTTTGATATTTTTTAGCAACAAAAGTATCTTCTCTGCGGAAGCCAGTTATCATCAACTTTTCTCCGCGTTTAAACCAACCTTTTTCAACAACCTTTTTAGTTCCATCCTCTTGGACTTCGCTTAACTGTCTACCGAACATTGCATAATATTCTTTTGTAAACTTCACACTTACAACGCCGCCCGTAGTCAATAGGAAGATGCTGTTACGCGCATCGTTCTTACTAATTACAGTTCCAATAATACGATTTAATTTAAACAAAGGAATCTCACGATTACCTTTCTTAAAAGTTCGCTCTACAATAGGCTCTCTTGACAAAGTTCTAAAATCTATAGCCCCGTAACGTTGCATATCTGCGCACGCCAATTCATGCTCATGATAATAAAAGCATAGAGCCTCCATCTCCCAAGCAGAAATTGACCCTTTCGCATACTTGTCCCAGACCGCCTTAAACAAACGCTGATTATAGGCGGACAGCATTTCCTGCTGATGGTCTGCAAGGTGGGCGCGCACCTTATCCATTATACTGGAGTAAATCTTATCCCAATCCTTTTGAAGAATCCCAACGTCTCCATGATGGCCTACCTTTAACAATTCTTCATCAAAAAATTCCCTATAGAAATTCTGACTCGGGTTATCCAGAACATAATACTCTGCACTTTTCTTTCCCTTTAGATACTTATTAAATCTGAAAACTCTACGCTCGAAATCTAATTCTGTAGGCAAAAGTCCTTCTTCAATTAATCCATTAAGATTCTGCAATGTAAGTTTATTCTTAGCGTTGCAATTAATGGATAGATAGTAAATCATTGCGGCCAGTCTTGGATGAACGTTAACCTTTTCATTCTCCATCAAGAAGTCAAAGGCGCCGCCCTTAATCAAACTAAGCATCGCTGTCTTTCCCAATGCGCACTTCTGAATAAAATCTTTCAAACTTAAGTAAGGTCTATTCTGAATGATTTTTTCAATGACTTCCGCATTTACTCCACTTAAAGCTTTCAGACCGAAAATGATTTGATTGTTCTTCACATCGGGCAAGAATCCATAGTCTGATTTATTAATATCGACCAGAGATACTTTTATCTTTTGTTCAATAATTTCCCCCAATGCCTTTGCCAACTTAGCATAGTCTGTTGTTGCGGATTCCGCATCTTCAAGTGAGCCACTATTAACGACTAAGCAGGCGGTATTCCAATAGATAGGATTCCATCTGGTAGCAAGGTAAGCAGTTTGAAAACCGATTAAACTATAAACGCTAGAATGGATTTTCGAGAAACTATATCCAAGCTGCGGCTTAACGCCACACTCCCACACATACTTAGCTATTGCAGGGGACTTAGCCATCTCTTTAATCTGCTTTTTCAACTCTGGAATCTTATCCATAAGCTTTTTACCGACTAACTTGCGGGCGGCGTTGGCTTCTTTCAAGGAGAATCCGCAGATACCCTCGTCCATGAGCATCATCATTAACTGCTCTTGAGAAGGTGGAACGCCATAAGACTCCTTAAAGTAGGGTTCAAGAGCCTCCATCTCCTTTTGGGTTAATCCCGCATTTTTCATTTCTTGATACCATAATTTGATATTATTCTTGAAGCGAACGTACTTATCCAAAGGGGTCTCCGCGCCAGGTTCCGCCGCCATTAGTCTCATCAGAGAGTTTGCGTCGCTCATCTCTGTGATTGTCGTAGGCTGAATTTTTTTGATTGCTTGACTTCCTACATCACTGTCGAACTGGAAAATGTTAAGAATCTTTCCACTTTGAATGTTCTTCCATGTAGCCTCATCCCCAAGAGGTAGAACATCGGGAGAGAAATATTTATCATATACTTGCCGCAAAGTTAAATCTTTTTCAATTTCTCCATTCTCCTGTAAGAAAAGAATTGTTTGCGCGATTTTATCCTGCACTTCGGTAACAAGCATATCATACTTTGTCATACCTTGCGCCTCTGCATCATGAAGGTCACAAGCAGTAATCACTTCTCCTCTTGGAGTTCTCATGAAAGCCCCAAACTGATAAGGGTCTTCATCCATGAAAATAACTCCAGAAGCATGAGAACTTCTTTTATTGATTAGACCAACAATTCCGTTCATAATCTCAAAGAGGCCTGGGTATTCTTCCATCTTCTTGATAAACAAGTCTGATTTCTTTCGGTTCTTTTCTTTGTTGCCATACATTACATCAGACAAAGACCAAGAGAATCCTCTTTCCTGCGGAATTAACGAAGCAATGTACTGCGCCTCATCAACATCAATCCCATCTGGACAATCTTCTGAACGATAGCCGCGGCAAGCTGTTAAAATCGTAGACCGAGTTCCCTCTGTTCCAAAAGTGGCAACAAGAACGGCACCCAAATTCTCTCTACTAAGTGAATCAATAGACTCTAGAAACTTCGCGCCGCGCTCTTCCTTAATTTTTTGAAGAATCGCGCCCTTCTTACTAGGGCAAATGTCAATATCTATATCACCTAACTCCGCTCTGTCCTTATTCAAATCGTGTTACCCATCATTTCTGATGGCACAGACTATATCTTATTCTTTAAATATTCATAATATTTAAAGATTTTCGCACTTCGGACGGCTGCTCATCTTCCGCCCTACTCCTTTCGGATAGTCGTTACACCTTCCATTACTATGGCTTGGCACTGGATTACCTTCGACTTTACTCGCTAAGGCTTCCCGGTTAGCATAAAGATTAATAAGTCATTTCCTACTTAAACTAGTCGTTCTTTACACATCTCTGAGCATCAGAGTTCACGAAATTTTTTATACTATATATCACTATATAGGGAGACTATTTCTTAAGGTTCTAATCTCCAAAAAGGAAGACTCCATTCGATAGGGTCTACCTGCGTCACGCCCAATAGGTAATGATTCAGTCCAGAGCAGCTTGACCCTCGCCCCGCGCCAACTAGACTGCCGCACTCCCAAAACAAATCGGTATAATGCTGTAACGTAATAGGATAACTAAACATATTCGTCCCAAGCTTTTCGCCTATTGTTTTCTTAACGTCCGCCTCTTCTTCCAAACGCTTGAGATAAGTTTCATTATATTTTCCCAATTCTTTTAGCTTATCGACACATTCATTTACCCAATATCTTTCATGCTGATTTTCAGATGAATACATTGCATTAAGAATTGGGCAATCTTTAATGTTACCTTTTGTTTGCGGAAAATCTTTTACTTCTACTTGCGGAATTACTTGGTTATGAAGCAGAGAATAATTCTGAATCTTATTAAAGATTTCCATGCTATTGGCGCACATCTTTTCATAAGAGTCTACAATAGATGGAGTTAAGTTTTCAATAATTTCTTCTTCTGTTTGAAGATAAGAGAATTCATAAAAATTATCGACTTCTCGTTCTCCATTTTTGGAATTTAGATAAGCTTTGTGAACATATCTATCTTCTTTCTTGAGATAATGGGCGTCTGTTCCAATTATCATCTTCATTCCATAAACGTTAGCGATTTCCGCTAACTTTTTATTAACTATTACTTGCTCTTTTGATGCGCCAGGCGCACATTCGATATAAAAATCGTCTCCGAACAAGTCTTGAACAAAAGAAAGAAAATCTTTAATGCGGCGATAGCTTTGGGCGGCGGTCTCTTTATCCCCTCGGTGCCGTGCCTCTTCCATTTCAAGGACGGCCGCTGACAGTTCGCCGCCTAAGCAAGCACTTGTCGCGATTAGATGGCCGCTATTCTGCTTAACAATTTCCGCCAACTCGCTCTTTAGGGTGGGGACTCTCTCCATTCCGCGGTCATGGTAGCTTTGAAGCCACGCGCGCGAAGATAAAATCCTAAGCTGCTTATAGCCTATTGCATCTTTTGCGATTAAGATAAAGTGCCAATATCGCTGATTAGATTCTCTATTGTCTGTTAAATAAATCTCATTTCCAAGCCCGACCTTAAAATCAGACTCTTTCTTTTGAAGACCAAGGGCAATCTGATTTGCTTTTACATGACCAGATAAGCACTCATGGTCAGTAATGCAGATGCCTCTTAACCCAATCTCCTGCGCTCTGCTAATCAGAGTATCAACTTTGTTAATACAGTCTATAAGACGGATATTTGAATAATCTGTGTGAGCATGAACTTCAAATCTATCCATTCGCAGAGTCTCCTTTCTATTCTTCTTCTATATATATTATACCATATTTTTTTATAAAAAACAAGTCCTCGCGCCTAACGCGCAAGGACAAGTTTAGATGCCGACCTTGTGACAGCAGTATAGAGCCATCTGGCGTGTTCTTTTTTCTCAAAAGGAAATCTCTCTTCAACAACAAGGACTTTGTTCCATTCGCTACCCTGCGCCTTATGAACAGTGATAGCATACCCATACAAAAAATCTTTTGGAAGTGGGCGACGAAATCTGGGCGGCTTCTTAGAAATGAGATACTTCTCTTGTGAAGTTAAAAAGGCTTCTTCCGCGGTGAACATCTTTTTATCCATCTCTAAGATAGGAAATTGTAATCCATCTTCTGTTTTAAAATCGCCTATAATAGTGGGGACGTCCATCTCTTTCTTTTTGCCTACATATCGGTATCGGATAAAAGACTCTGAAACATTCTCCACAGTTCCAATCATGCCATTTACAAGATTATTCTCTTCCGTCGAATCGAAAGTGTCCCAATAGTTCTCAACGCAAATAATCTTTTCGCCCTCTTGTGGAATGTCGCCAGAAAAGCCATAAATCTGTCTCATCTTTTGATTAAACGCAGTCCGAGTCTTGTTCGTACCAACAAGAATCTGGTCTGCCCAAGTCATCATTCCAGTAGAAAGGTCTGCGCGCGGCAATACAATAACTTCCTTGCCCTTAGAGAAAAGAATAGGTTTCTGCTCTCTGATGGTCATACTAAGACGAATAATCTCGCTATCAAGGGCCTGCCGCATAATTTCATCTAAGAAAATGTCTGGACTGTCTAGTAAGGTGTTCGCGCCACCATTTTTTGCAAGAGGCGGCAACTGAAAGGGGTCACCTAAAAAAATAGTAAATACACCTTCAAAAGATAATAATATATTTAAAAATTCTTGCGGCAACATAGAACACTCGTCTACGACAACAATGCTATAAGGAATGCTCTCTTTTGGCTTACTGAAAAAAGTTCCGTCTGGCAACGCAACAGATTTCAAAAGTAAGCGATGAAGCGTCTTAGCGTTCTTATTTCCTCTTGCATTTAAAATCTGGCAAGCCTTACCTGTATAGGCGGCATAGCATACATCTATTTCGGGGTCGATGTTCTCCAATTCAGCTAAGGCGGCGATGGCGTGCTTGACGAGAGTCGTATTATGAGTTACAACGTAATCTTCGGTTAAATACAAATGCTCATCATTGTCTACATAAATACAAGCCATTTCAGTTTCATAGTCTAATTCTTCGATGTTCGTAATTGCAATTTTTGAATAATCTCGATGCTTAGAGGAACCTGCGGCTTTGTTCGCAATATCAAATTTTCTACGCAATCTAAAAAGTTTATTTTTTTCGTTGTTATCAATATTTACATTTAACCCAAAGCAAATTTTAGTAGAATACTTGTCTTGCCTTTTATCAACAGAGATAGTAGATTCATAACCTAAACTCCACAGGATTTCCTGCACATCGCGAACTAATTTTTTGCTTGTCGTTGAAAACTTTATATTGAAACGATTTCCACTCACTGAAATGCTTCCGTCAGTATCAAACAATCCTTGTATCAGCCGCAACCTTTGTTCTATACTTCCAAACTTATATTCACTTGGAATTGATTTTTCTCCACTATACTGGATAACTTCTTTAGAATATTTACTAAAATAATCCTCTGTCTTAGGCTTCTTGCGAATAACTTTACGTCTACCTCCGTTTCCAGCTACATAGGAGACTTCCTTATAATCTTCAGCACGTTCCCACTCAAAAGTCCAATTATAGTTCTTGTCACTGTTTTTTACTGGTTTTGCTTTTATTATTTCCCCTATATAGGTAGGAATCTCCTCATCTTCTGAACTTAGCGTTAAATAGCTTTCTAAACAACATCCGTCACCCAAAAATACCCCCATCATATAGGGGTCAACATCAAACTGTTTTTGGTCGTAATTAACTGCGCCGTTTGTGGAGATTCGGTATTTAAACCCGCTACTGTTTGTTAATCCAAGGTTTAGAATTTCCAAGGTTGTTTTTGTAAATCTTTTGTTTTTGCTGTTATAAAAAGTCCACAGATGGTCGCCCGCACACAAACTGCTTCTGCCATCCTTAAAACTGACTCTATAAACCCTTTTCTTACCTTGCGGGAATACTCCTAAAACCTTAGTTGGTTTTCCCTTGCGGTCAAACACAAAGTCTCCAACTTTTAAATCCCCTAAAAGTCTAATACCCTCTGGAGTAGGGATTTTTGTGTCTAGCGGCTGTGCTTTGCCACTGCCCGCATATCCGCCAATGACAACGTACCGCTCTCTATTTCGATATTTATCTAAGATAATCTTAAGAGCCTGTTCTTGTTTATTTGTTAATCCCATTTTATCTCCTTTTCATTCTTTTACTTAAATTTTACTACTTTTTTCTTCAAAAGTAAAATCCTAAATAAAAAAATCCCTAGACCCATTTTTGTTTCGCGTGTACGCCATCCACCGCCCGCCATAACATAATTTTTCACTTTTTTCGATTCTTAAAAAACGTACTCTTTAGAATCTGTTATCTCATACTCCTGAATGAAGATTTGAGGAGAGATATTCCCCATCCATTCGTTCTTATTACATTTGCCGACAATAGAAAGTTCAATCTCACCTGCGGGTTTCAGCTTTTGACAATCTTCCTCTGTTGCCTTAAAAAGCATTAAAGAGATGTTACTGTGCGGAATCTGTATCTTTATAGTAAAACCTTTTTTATCATATATGGTCACATCTTTTGCGGAAATGCGTAAACCTTCAATAGCAATTAAAGGTTCTTCAACATCCTTGCCCCAATAATATTCCATATCTGCTATGTCTAAAATAGTTTCGGCTTTTATTTTGAAAGAATCATTAAAAATATAATCAACCCTATAAACACTTTCATCCCCCATTTCCTTTAATATCTCGTCTGTCTTTTCTACAAAGTCTTTTATCTTATCGGCGCGAATGCTTAGTCCAAAAGCCCCTTGATGTCCTTCGGCATAATCTACAACACCAGTCTCTATACAGATATCTTTGAAATTAGTGATGCCCACTTGGTCACAGCCGCGCGCCGACCCTTGGTAAAAATCTTCCTCATCTTTTTCTACTCTTGTTAGGATACACACAGGCCGCGAAAATCGAGCCATAAACTTGTTAGCAATTAGACCAGATATATTCTTATCTATTTCGCCTTGTTCCAATAGAAAGAGAAGGACTTTATGAGACAGGAGATTCTGCTCCTCTATCATATCTTCTAAGAATTTGACACCTTCATCTTGTGCTTTTGCCTGTCTATTTTTAACATTTGCGGCGACCCTTATTGCTTGGTCTACAAGCGATTCTGTCTCACCCTCTTGATGACCTCTTTTGATAGAAGGTAATTCCGCAAAAGCTTCTCCATATAGCATTGACTTGAACAGAAGTTCCTTCTCCTCTTGAGTGCCGCTTCTTACCATCGCGTTAACAAAAGGTGCTATATAGAAAGCAACTCCGATGGGCGTTATCTTCCCCTTTAATGAGTAACTATTTTTTTGAGCCATCGCCGCAATAAAAGGATTGGTCACACAATTTAATCCTTCTTCTATTACATACTTTGTCTCAAGAGAATGTAAACTCATCATATCCGCAATGTTGCCAAGAGCAACTAAATCAATTAATCTATCTGCATAGTCAGCTTCCAGCAGACTGTCCATATACCGACAAAACTGCCAAGTGATACCAACTCCGCTAAGAGCCTTGTTTGGATAATTGCTCATTTGATTATTTACAACAACAGCATTAGGACTTAAATATTCTGCTTCGTGATGGTCGAGAACTAAGCAGCCTATTCCATTTTCTTTTAGTCTCTTGTGTTCTTCGTAGTCATTACTACTCGCATCGGGGCAGATAACTAGTGAAACTGTTTTTTCTTCCAGTATCTTATCTATACAGTCCCCCAGGCCATGTTGCTTGCCGCTGTGAATGAAATACTGGAGATGTTGCGCGCGCCATGTCGGAAAAGCGTCTGTCAAATAATTAACTAAGACTGCGGAAGAAGTGAATCCATCACAGTCCGCATCTACAATTATTAATATATTCTGTTCCTTTTGAATAACTTCATATAAGAGTTTCGCGCCAGTCCTTAATCTATCTTCCCCAAGTAAGAGCGGTGAATTTAAATCATCTGGATTAGTATGTGTATATGCAAACAAGTCTTCGTAAGGAATCCCACGATTCGTTAAGATTTGTTCAAGAACAGAATACTCTGGATTTATTTCTTTAATTAAACTAAATTTCATTTATCTTATATTCACTCCTTCTTTTTATGAGATAGAAAATCTTTCTTTAAAGAGTTCTAAGAATACTTCTTTTCCCTTATCTATTGGACTATCTTTATATCCAAGTCGTTTCTCTTTATCGAACATGAAGGTGACTAAAACTTCTCCCCCATATTTTGCGGCAAGGCCTTTTAACTTTCTTGTCCATCCCTTCCACTCTTCGTCTCTGAAATTAGACTCGTGATACTGTCTATCAAAAGCTATACAGATTTCCTTTGCGCCCGCCGCTTTTAATAACTCAAACTGTTGCAAGGTTAAGTTACTGCCGCAGACCGCAACAGAATTATCATTCTCTGCGCCGAAGAAAGACGCCATTTTTAAGCAAGACTTTTCAGACTCAAAAACAATAGCTACTCCAGTTCTCTTGATATTGCTCTTGCTAAAATTTAAATTATATAAAGAGAAGCCCAATGGATGATTCCACATTTTATTAAGTAAGAAAGAGGGGCGATATTTTCCGCCCTGTTCCTTATCTTTAATTAAAGTCCGCTCTCTTACTCCTATTAATTGTCCCCCTACATCGAAATGAGGAATAACAATTCCACCAGATTCTGGGTTATATCGAATTTGATGCGAAAGACAAGATTCTCTAGAGATTCCTTCCTCTTCCCAGCTTTGGATGGGTAAGAAAGGAAGGTTCTCTAAGAAGTAATTTTCATAAGAAGGAAGTTTTTGTAATGAGAAAGGACTCTTTATTTTTTGTTCCCTTTTCTTAAAGAGTCCCCAATCTTTTATTCCTTCTTCACCTTGCGCGGACACATCAATTTTAATATTAAAGAAAAGACATACCGCTTGGATTGCTTCAACAAGATTTGTTAAGTTGTTAACCTTTTCCGCCAATTCAAAAATATCAAAAGTAGAATCACACTCTGTATAACATCTAAAGAGTTTTGTATTATGATAATAATAAAGTTTATGAGAATGTCCGCAATGACAAATTGTTCTTGATACTATTGTGTCACCTTTTATAATAGGGTCGCCGCCCCAAGATTCTAATATATTAAAAACCTGTTCTAAAGACAAACCTTGTTTGATGGCATCTTTATCAATCATGTCGTTTCCTCTTTTGTGACTTGAATCTCTAATGGCTTAATATCTAAAAACTCATAGTAATAATTGGTAGCGAAAAGAGGAGTGATTTTACATGTCGCCTTATTACTGGTACACCAGAGAAGAATGTCCTTGTGGCGGCCTCTTCTATTTTTATAAATGGAAATTTTAGTATCTGGAAAAGGAAGTCCATTTTGCTCGATAAGAGTTTTTAGAGATTCTAAATCCTCTTGACTCACACCTAGCATAATACTGCCTAAATCAATTTTCTTTTCTACCTTTACTCTCGCAAAGGAATAGACTATATCTTAATCTTAGGTTCTCACCCTTAGATTCTCCGCACTTCGGATTTACAAATCCTACTCCCCGCCGGGATAGTCGTTGAACCTTCCTCTATTCGAGGCTTGGCTGCTGATTGCCCAATTCTTTTATTTTTCAAACTTTCACACTTAGTTCTATTTCAAACTTATGTTGTAGTATAAAAGACTCTAAGGGTTTTCCAGCAATTCACGGAGTAATAATCATTTAGTATTTCTACTAAAGACGACTGCTTCTAGTTGTTTACACAACTATTCAATCTGCGATGCTCTTTGCGCCGCGCAACAGGTTCTGGTCATAGACTTTAGCATCTCGATAGTCTCCATTTAACTGTGTAGAAGTCTGAATAAAGACATTATTCTCGACACACAAATCTTTTAATCTAACGGCTATCATAAAGAGAACATTATCTTCTCTAAGTCCCTTTACTCCAGCTTTTCCAGAGACTTCACTAAGTATTTTCATACTAGAATGGATATAGTCAAAAAATATGTACCTTGCGCCGAACTCTCTAATACCAAATTTAATAGTATTCTCAATATCCTGCAATCCAAAGTCTGGAAGTCTTTTGATTTGGATAGGGGAGTGCGCCAGTACCTTCGCTGCATAACGGACTCTTTCTAACTCATCTTCTTCATACTTATTATCTATGATATGGTCTTCGTCTACGTCCGAAACAAAAGCCAGCATCATAGTTTGAATCTCATCAACTTGTTGCTCTGTTGTGATAAAAATAGAAGGTTCTGCGGCGGGATTGCCTTTCCATTCGCCGTCTTTATAAAACTCTTTACTTCCAATAGTGCATACATCCGCTATCATTGCGCGCGTGTTATGTGTCACTATATAATCATTCATAAGAAAAAGATGCTCTGGATTATTAACGAAGAAACAAGTCATATCTCTCTCTTCATCGAGTTTTTCAATGGAGACGATTCTTGAAGAGAAGTTTGTTAAGCCTCCTTTTTCTTCTAATCTTTTACGATACCGCCTTTTCTTGTTTGTTTGTCGGAATACTTTAAGTCTATCTCTATAGGGAATTTTAAAAGTAACTCTATAAGCGCCCTTCTCATCTTCCTTAGTCAGAACTTTTACACCCAAACTTCTTGCAATAGAAATCACAGTGTCGATAAAACCCTCATGACTTTTAGAAGAAAAAGTCAATGACCCATTCTCTATTCTCTTTAATAAAATCCTAGAGTCTAAGAATCCATTAAATAAATCCCATCTTTGTTTTACGTCTCCATAATAATATTCTAGCGGTAACTCTCTTTTTCGCTTTTTACTTTTAAAAAGTTCTGGATAATACTTTTTAAGCTTAACTTCATTGCGCGCCGCGAACCCAAGATTATCGTCAAATATAGGGAGTTTCCCGCACGCAATCCAATAGCCCATAGAGTAAGGGTCTACAACATAATTTTGAGTTTTATATTGGACTGCCGCAGAAAGCGGTACACAAAAGTCTGTTTTACCCTTTTGCATCTCTTCATACAACTCTTGCGCCGTTGTTGTATAAAACTGTCTGATATAAGTATCTCGATAATGCTCGCGGCCGTGCGCACCTTCTTGCTCTCGGTAATAATTGATGGGGCGGTAACTCCAAAGATGGTCGCCGCAACAATAGGCAACTCTCTTATCGTCAAAGGTGATTTTATAGACCTGCTTCTTACCTTGCGGGTACACACCTAGAACTTGAGTCGGGCGCCCCCAAGCATCAAATAGGTAATCTCCAGGCTGAATATCTCTCACCTGTCTGACTCCAATAGGGGTCGGAATAAAGGTGTCGTCTGGAATAGCTTTACCAACACCCGTCGCCGCAGAACGTAGATATAACTTACCTAGTCTTGCGCCTCTTGTCACGGCATTGTTGAGGTCGCCATATAGCGGATAACCGATTTCTGGATTTTCCATTAGACTGGTAATTAAGTCATCCGCGCCCTCGCCCGCTTGAGAAAATGTATCATTAACATTCTCCGCATACTTGGCTTTTATGATTTCAATTTTGCTATTGATAGTATCCGCAATCTGCTCAAGAGAAGCATTATCTAGCCAGTCTTCTTGCTCTTGTCGCTTCTTTGCATCTAGTAGATTATCTACGTCATATATATCTGAACAATCTACACCGATTTGACTATAAGCGCGCAAAAGAGTAAACTTCTTAACTCTCTTGTAATAGTACTCAAAAGTCAATGGATTAATGAAGTCAACAACCTTTGTTAGCCAGTCTCGACCTCTCTGGGCTTTGTAAATGGCGGCCTTCTTAGGTCTTTGTTCAAGATAATCCTCAATAGTGGGAATATCTATAGCTTGCGCGCCAAGCTGATAAAGATTATGAATCGCGCCAAAAATCACTTGATGAAGTTCTGTTGGTAAATCTTCTTGATTAACAATATATTTATCCAAGAGAGAAGGATTATGGTACATATTTCCAACAACATGAACACAGGCTGTCACGTCTACATATTTACTTCCCATTATTCCTCTTCTCCTTCAAACCAAAGTTTTTTTATTTTCCTTGTGCGCGGCGGTCTTATCCTCACAATGTCCTTTTCTGTTTTGAAAGTGACATTCTTATTTCTCTCTTGCGCAAGGTGAATTTGATAATAATATTTCTTAGCCTGCTCGTAAACATATGGAATAATACCAACGCTTTCGTTAGCTTCTCCCTTAATGCCATTTCTGATTTCGTAAAAGTATTTAAGAGTAAGATACATTCCCCGAAAAGTGTAATTATATTTTTTCTGATACCCTTCTGCCAACCTATTGATTCTTACATAATCATAGTCTGGGCCGAACAGTTCTTTAATATACTGATAAAATAAGTCTCTATCAGTCTCTTCTTTCAGCTTTTGCGGGTCTTCTTTTTCTGCACATTTTCTGTGGGCATAACGGCGAGTTCGTATCTGAACATAATCTTCGGCATCCCTATCAAAAGTCTGGCCGCAAAATATACACTTGGCTTTTGTCATAAAGAATCCCACTCTCCTTTCTCCTTATATTATACCATAAAAAAAATAAAAAAACAAGGGTAAAAAATCTACCCTTGTTTTTCTTTAATTACTTCTGTAATGCCTTTAAGTCTGAAACAATCAGAGAAAGAGCTTCAACCTGTTCAATAGACATATCCTTAACAGTGTTACCGTGTCCAAGGTGTCTTTCAATAACACTCTTGATTTTTGCGCTCATCTTAGCCTTATCCTCTGTTGCCATCAGCGTGTCAACAAGAGTGTTAAACTCTGTCATTAAAGCGTCAAAATCAAGTTCAGTAGAAGTGTTATACATATTGTTTCTACTTTCAGTGAAAAGAGTTTCTCCTTCCTCTGCGGCCTGCTTATCAATGGCCTCTCCAATAGCCTCAACTAAGTCCTTGTAAGTGAAGTTGATTGAGTCTGGAGTATACTTAAAGCGCGAGCCCGCCTCATAGCGCGGCGTCCCTCTCATAAAGAGTCTTGTCGCACTTTTACCATCTGCTGTTGTTACAGTTCTGGAATAAGCAATAATGTCACACATTCTTGAAACGATGTTATTTGCTCTCTTGTCTAAGGTAGGAACAATTCGATTATATTCCTGCCCCGTCTCATCCTTAAATGTCTTGTCGGTAGCGTGGGAGATAATTACAAGACCGTAGTCCATCTGAACGATGCTTCTTAAAGAATCGTCAAACTCTTTTGCTACGAGTCCGTACCCTTTGCCGTACGGAATTTCCCCGACGCTATCGACACCGAATCCGCCGTCCGCTCGTTTCGCATTCGCGCAAATATACTTCTCACAATAGGAGTAAAGTATATCTGCCGTGTCGAGAATTACGGTTTCGAAGCCATTTGGCGGAGTCTTGCCTTCCGCTACTGCTCTGTCATCTTCATCCTTCATCTCCTTTAACTGGCGCAGGGCCTGCTTAAACTCACTCCAGCTATTGAGGGGGGCGCCCGTCGGGGAGGGAATTGTTTTATCTCCTTCCCCCGCCGAAAGAAAAGGGGGGGGGGGAAATCTAGTGGCGATTGTTGTTTTCGATTGTTTAGACTATATCTTAAAATGTTATAATGGAATTTTTGAAAAGACAAAACCTTCCAATGCGTGAGTCTCTTTTATATATCGACTAAGACTTGACGTAATAATACCAAAAGCCTTCGCGCACTCCTCTTGAGATTCATATCTATCTACGAACTCTCCAGAAGTTCTATAGACCCAAATGACCTCTTGATTCTGATTATAATACCAAGGCTGAATTTTATCTTCCTTATAGCTTTTGAATTGAGACTGCGCGCAATGTCCTTGCTGTTCTGTCACGCATCTCCAAACATTCGAATGGTCTATTCCTAAAAGGGTCGCCGCAGCCTTAGAATTTTCATATTCCGCTAAGAAGTTCCCTTCTAAGTCATACTGATAACAAGGCTGCGTCTCTCTTTTTTGTATTTTTTCTTGAAAGGAGTGCCGCACATCTTCTAGTGTAGTACACCATTCCAAATTGTCTAGCCTATTGTCAGTCTTAACTCCATTCTTATGAATGATTAGTAAATCTTCCATGTTATCCCTTGGCGAAAAAGCCATCATAACCAATCGGTGAATAGAACAAACTTTATCTATTCTATATCTTAAACGCACTATATGATAGCCATTCTTTGTAAATCTTCCTTGTAAGAAAGTTTTTGTACTATCGTTTCTTACTCTTCCTAAAGAAGAGACGCTATAAAAAGTCTCCTGTCCTTTTACTAAAATCTTTTTCCAATTTTCCATTTATAACACCTACGGGTATTTCGATTATAAAGTCTACGGTTATAAAACCTAGTCGTTGAACCTTTATCTCTTTGAAAGAGACACTTGGCTGCGGATTGTCTTAACAAATAAACTTTTTACCATCTCTTGAGAATTACCTCTTGCCCTTCTTCTATTACTAAAAGAAGTTGGTACTTATTGTTTAAAAGATGTTCCCGCAATTTCCCCATATATTAGCGGCAAAACAACATTAAGCTCGACCGCTTTTTGGCTCTCCATAGAAGAATACCGAATATCCGCGCATATCTCGTGAAACTTGATGCGGCTTAATACCTTTTAGATTTAACATTATTTATTCTCCTTTTCCTCTTAAAAACTTTTCTTGTTTTACTCTGTTGCCCCCAATAGGGGGGAGAGTTTAAAAATCAAACTCTCCATCTGCAATCTTGGCGGGCGCTGTGTTGACAGGTGCAGAGGACTTCTTCTTCGCCTCGTACTCCTTCGTTCTTGCCTTAACTTCCGCAAGGTGTGTCTCTCTATCCGCCTGTAACTTAACGAGTTCGTCCTTAGTCAAAACGCCCTCATCGCCGAATGCAAGCGGCTCCTTGCTTGCGCCAGTCACAACCCACTCTCTGACACTATGAGTGGCTGTCTCCACCTTGTCCTCACCGAAAGCGGACTCAACAGTCTTTTCGGTTTTCACAGTCACGTTCTCAATACGTCCCCAGAGATTGACCAGTACGGGCTTTGCGGTAGTCGGCTCAAGATTTTCAAAGTAGGAGAACGCCGCAGGATTCTTAACGACCAGACGAACAGGCTTAAGCACTCCGTCATAACCGAATACTGCCGCACGAAGTTCCATATAAGCCTCGGTTACGTTCTTCTCGGGGTCTACCTCATGCTTGGTCGCGCCAATCAAAAGAGTATCACTCTCAAACTTATTTCTCTCATTGGCCTTGTCGGGAAGTGCCTTGATAATAGAGATGAATCCATCCGATACTCTCTGCGCGGATACCAGTTCATCGCCGCCGTTCGGATAAAAGTCATTGCAGTCAATAGAGGACTCAATCTTTACGAGAAGCGGCTCTGCGCCATCCTTCGCGCCAACAACAGTCTGATTACCTTCCATAATCCGCTTGAGAATGGAGAAGTTTCGATTCTCCTTACCGCTCTTGAAAGTCGGAGTTACATATGTATAATGAACCTGCACAACATTCAGATTCTTATCATCTGTTGCAACACTGATGGTTCCATTAATGAACTCTTTTCCAAAATTCTCACCCTCCCTCTGAACAGTTCGAAGAGTAAGCGAATGGTCGTAAACTCTACCCTGCAAAGTTACTCGATTTACCATCTGTCTCATATTTTTTCTCCTGTTATTAATTTAAATTCTAACGTTTTTTCCTTCTTCTGTTAAATAATATCTGTTTTGTTGTTTTTGGTCGAGTTCTACGCGGACGTACCCTCTTTCTCTTAGCGCGAACAGTGCGGCGCTTGAACCCGCAGGCTCCCATCCGCTTGCTTCTCCAATGAAGGCCGCGGTCTGACCATCCAGTCTAGGGTCACCCTGCATAACCCGCAGAGTTTGAACGCATTTCGGAGAGAGTTGTTTAACGCCCCTTTTCATGTCATTGTATAGGGCATATAAATCTTTATTAGACTCTGCCATCATGATTCTCTCGACAAACTCTTCTTTTGTTATCACGTTCTCTTCTTAATACAAAAGTCCATAAAGTGAGGCAATGTTTCTATCCAATCACAAAAGGTTTTCCATTCTGGAAGTCTGTGATTTCGTCTTTGTAGATAAATCGTTTTCAACTGCTGATAATTAGTTGTCATGCGCGCGGTAAGATAGATGCCGCAAGGGTTTGTATAAAGAATTTCTAAATACAACTGCTTTGCGCGCCTCGATGTTGGGTCTTCCTCTTTATTGTACTGCTGAACCTTCTCTTTCATAATCTCCACAACACGCGGGTCTACATACTCAATATAAGCCTTGTCCAAATCAAACTTTGTGATTCGGTGCATTGTGCTTTGAGAAGATACAAAATCTATGAAATGGTATCTTTCAAGTTCAACCGACATTTTCGGAGTCATTGTTAAATCGAATTGAACAACAATTCCCTTTAAAGCATTGTCATGTCCAGTTCCAGTCGGAACAGAAAATAAAGAGTATGTTCTATCTGTAATTTCGGAAGTTGTTTTCTCTACATCTACCGCCATCGGAAACTTTGCGGCGCGCACACTATCTTCGAGTCCAAAAACTTTTACGTTATCGATTTGCTTCAACTCTTGTATTAAAAACTCCTTTCTCAAGAATAAAAAAGAGAGGAGACGCTCTCTTTAAACAGTCCATCTCCTCTCCCTTCTCTTACTCGTTTTTACTCGGCGTCAATGTCCATGTTCTCGCCATATGCGGTCAGCTTGAGCAGCTTCACGACCTTCTTCTCGCCGTTCTCATCCACCTCAGCCTCGACACGCGCAATCGGCTTCTGCTCCGCGTTCTTGAATGAGAAGTTGATAACTGCGTTCACTGCGCGCACACCCATACCAAGTGCTGCCGCAACATCATTTGCAGTAATGTTGCTGTCCTGATTTGCCTTGATGTAATTGTAAACGAGCTTCGCCTTGTCATTAAACTTTGCCATGATTCTTTGTTCTCCTTTTGTTTTGAAATAGTGTTTTTTGTTTTTATTCAGAAAAGGTTTTTTGTTCAACCTTTATCTTATGTATCAATTATATCAAAAATTTTTGTTTTTGTCAAAACCTTTTTGAAATTTTTTTTGTTTCTTTATACATTTATTATATCAAAAATTTTTTGATTAATCAAGGGGGGAGAAAGGGTTTTTTATTTTTTTCTTTCTCAACCTTACCTACTTATTATATCAAAAATTTTTTAAACAATCAAGAAAAATTTATTTAAAAATTCCTGCTCTGTTAAAATGGGAATTCCATTTTCTCTTGCTTTATTGGCTTTACTGGACTTAGATTCTAAATCGTTACAAATCAAGAGGAAAGTAGAACTAGAAACTGAATCTGTGACCTTGCCGCCAGCGTCTTCAATCTTATTTACCAATTCCTTTCGGTTCTTAAAGAGTTCTAGTTTACCTGTTACAACAATCTTCTTACCTTCTAGCGGGCTTGGTGCTGACTTCGCATCATTCGCAGATTTTCTAAAATTAAGATACTTAGATAAAAAGCTAACTTTTCCAATAGGATACCCCCTAAGACTATCGCCTATAATCTTTCCAATATTATTGATTTTTTCAAAAGCATAGTTATTTAAAATTGCCCGCTCGAACTCTTCCCAAGTTCCAAAATGTTTGGCAAGGTCTTTCGCGGTCTTTGTTCCCACTAACGGGATTCCAAGAGCAGAAATGACTCTCCACAACTCTGTCTCTTTTGACTTTTCTATTGCGGCAAGAATTTTATTAACAGAAGCCGCGCCAAACCCATTCATTTGCATCCATTCCTTCTTATGGTCACTTAAATTAAAGATGGATTCAAATGAAGAAACAAAGCCTGCGCGCACAAGTTTTTGAAGAGTAGCCTCTGATAATCCCTTTATGTCCAATCCCTTGTCACTACAAAAGTAAGTAAGTTTTCCTACTAGCTGCGCGGGACACTCTGGATTCACACAATAGAGAGTCTCAACACCCGCCGCAGAAGTTAGGATTTCTAAAGGAGCGCCGCATGAAGGACAAACCTTTGGTAATTCAATAGGATTTTCTGGATTGTCTTTCTTTTCAGCCTCCTCAATCTGTGGAATAATTTGATTCCTCTTGACGATTTGAAGCGACTGTCCTTTATAGGGAATCCCGACTTTCTCTTTTAGTATAGATAGATTGTGAAGGGAAGCCCTCTCTACAGTAGAACCCTCAATGTCAATAGGGCTAAATACAGCGACAGGGGTAAGTTCCCCTGTACGACTAACGTCAAAAGACACATCCAAAAGATTAGTTCCATATGTCTCCTCAAAGAATTTAAAAGCCACTCCGCCCTTAAAATGATGGTCAGTTCGCCCTTTTCTAGCGTACTCTTTGGTGTTATCAATTTTAAAAACGATTCCGTCAATAGGGAAATCTAAAACCTTGGCGACGTCCCTTAAAGAATCAATTGCCTCTTGTATTTTGTTATTAGACGCATTTCCAGACAGTTCACGAAAACGAGTCACTATAAAATTAGAATCTTGCAAAAAATGAAGCTTATCTGACAAGTTAGTAAACTCATCCTCGTCAGAGAAAAAAGCATCCCAAGCAACAAAAGTAAGTCGTCTCTTAATTGATGTTGCGGCGTCCAGTAGTCGAATAGTACCCGCCGCCAAATTACGAGGATTCTTATATTCTTGGGCAAAAGGCTCAAAATCATCCTCTTTAATGATTATCTCCCCATCCACCTTTAAGTCAATCTTTTGCGGGAGATGCCTCGGTACTGTACTTACGTGCCAGATGTTATGAGTAACGTCCTCTCCTACGACGCCATCGCCGCGAGTCTCCGCGCGCACCAAGACACCCTTCTCGTAAGTTAAGGAACAAGATAACCCATCTAATTTCAGCATTGCGATAAGAGGAAAATCTGTTCCTAGAATTTCGGTAATCTTTGTTAAGTCTTTTGTTTTCGCAAGAGAAAGCATAGGATGGGAATGCTTGACCTTAGAGAGTTCAGACACTTTTACAAAATGAACTTTTTGAGTTGGAGAATCTGGAGAAATAAGTTCTGGATTATAGTATTCAAAATCTTGAACTGAATAATAAAGGTCATCCCACTCATAATCTTCTACTACGGGCGCGCCCTTATCATAATCTTCTGTCCACTGATTTAAAAGGTCTACACATTGTTGATAGTTTTCTTTAAAAACAAACTGATGCTCCACTGTCTTTACCTTTCTTTTGGGTCGAGAGAATGGAAATCAAGGGCTTATACACCCCTGATTTCCTTACCTTTTTTCGCCGGGGGCCGCCCCCCCCGGGCAATCG